GTTAACTAATGAGTTAACTATTGGTAAGTTTGAAAAAGATTAATTATGCACATAGATGAACCAAAGGTAGATGTAATGGCAGGGTTAGCGATATTATCGTTAATACTTGTATGTTTCTATTATATTTTTTCAATATTGTAGAAAAAAGATTTGTTGACGTAAATATTTCGTATATTTGCAAAGAAATGAGACGAACTCATAGAAATTAACCAGCCTATATCCGCAAAGTAGCGATGTAAATCAGCCACGAGGAATATAGGTTCAAACGAAAAGGTTGGCTAAGTCTAGTTTGTTAACAAAGATTAGGAGTATAGTACCTTCAATATTTGGAGGTGATTCTGCATTAAAGACAGTTTCAGGATTGTCTCCGTTCTACGGAAGATTAGATGAGGGCATAAGACCAGGCGAATTTAGTTTCCCTGACTATATGAACCTTACGGATAACATCTTCAGCGTATCATCAGACCAAGAAATTATTAAAGCCGTTACGGATTGTCCTCAAATCGGAGCAATCTTACATAGCAAGTCTAACGCATACGTTAATGGTATCGTAGAAGTGTTATCTAAGTCAACACGCAACAAGGTTAAAGGTCAAGATAAGCGTTGGCAGACGTTGATGGAACATCCTAATGTATTGCAGAATGGAGAAGCGTTTAGGGCGCAGTTGAAGTTCTACATAATGGCATTCGGTTATTGTCCTGTCTTGCGTGTTATCCCTGAAGGATATGAGTTTGGTACTGAGATAAGCGCACTATGGGTACTTCCTCCACACTCAACGGAGATTAAGTTCAAGAAGGGTAATATGATGTACACGGATAACATCAGCAACCTCATTGAATCGGTTACCTTGCGTAGAGATAACGTGAAGTACACCATCAAGAAGGAGGATGTATACATCTTCACGGACACAACACCTCTAAGAGATAATAGTTACCTACCTTGCTCAAGGGTATCATCGTTGCAGTTCCCTATCAACAATATCATCAAGTCATACAAGACGGAAGGTCGTATCATCTCTAAACCATTGGGTATCTTAGCGAATCAAGCAAGAGATACCATCAGTACGTTACCGATTGGTAGCAAGGAACGTAGAGAGTTACATCGTGCGTTCAAGTCTTATGGTACAAGTGATGGGCAAGAAGATACTATCATCACGGATGCTACGTTGAAGTGGGAACATATGATGTATCCAGTTAGTGAGTTGCAGATGGTTGAGTTACGAACCGCTAACGCTGCCATCCTATGTGATGGTATGGGTTATCCGTTTGACTTGTTTGGTAAAGATAAGGGTACTACGTTTACTAATGGTGCGAGTGCAGGTAAGACGTTGTATCAGAACTTCATCATACCTGAGAGTAAGAATATGGACACTCAGTTTAACGAGTGTTTGTATGGTGACATCAATGGTGTTGAGTATGTGACTTGTTTCGACCACGTTGCAGCCTTACAAGATGACATCAAGGCAAGAGCAGAGGTAAGGAAGTTAAACATCGAAGCAGCGACATTGGAGTTTAACTCTAATGGTATTACTTATAACCAATTCTTAGTAAGTATAGGGTATCACGAAGTATCAGAGCCATATAGCGATATGTATGCTTGGCAGATAAGACAAGACTATCCTGAGTTCTTTAACAACACAAGCAATGGAACAAACAACACAACAACGCAAGATAGCGGAACAGCCACTAACGAAGCAACAGTTACAGGAAATCAAACGTCTAGCGGAACTCAAACTCAAAGCACTCAAGGAGCATAAAACGATATTAAAATGATTAAGTCACACTATTTCCCATCACGCACGTTCACTTCCAAAGAGGAGTTGTTTAAGGCATTGAAGGATTCCGAGATGGACATCATTGAGTTCAAGACGGCTAACGTATACAAGGGTTGTGATAAGTCTACTACGATTGGTAAGTCTCACAACACTAAGGAAGCTACTAAGGGCATAGGATTCGCCACTAAGGAGAACTATATCTATCCTATCATCAGTACTACAAGGTATATGGATAGCCACGATGACGTTCACTTCGATGGTTGTTTCACTAAGACAGTTAAGGAACAACAAGGTAAGGTTTACTATTGTGCCGACCATAACCTATCACTATCAGGCATCATTGCATCGAAGAAGAACGTAGAAATGATGGTTGAACCTGTTGATTGGTCTATTGTAGGTAAGGAGTATGAAGGGCAGACTGAAGCGTTAGTATTTGCCATAGACAAGGCTAAGATTACGAATCAGTTAGCGTTAGATATGATTGAATCCGATCCTGAGTTAGAGAATAGTATCCGTATGCAATACGTTAAGGTGCAGATGGGTATAGATTCAATGGATAAGATGTATGCAGAGAACAAGAGGTACTACGATAGTCGCATAGGCGAGATAGCGAACGCTGATGTAGTAAAGGAACAAGGATACTTCTTTGGTGTAGAAGAGTTGAAGATACACAAGGAAGGAAGTATGGTTATTGCAGGTGGTAGTAACGATGCAACACGAATATATACTGAGCCGACTAAAGTCACTCAGACTATTATAGAGCCGACTACGGTCACTCAAACGGAACGAAACAAAGATTATTCAAAAATTAAATTCATTTAAAATGACAAAAGTAGAAAAGGCAGCACAAGACGCTGCTATACTAGCCCAGTTTGAAGAAAGCATTAAAGATTTGCCTGAAACTGAAAAGACCCTGATGAGAACAGTAAAGTCTCAAATTGATTCAGCATTAGCTAAACAAACTTCGGAGAACGAAGAAGCTACCGCTAAAGCCTTAGAAGATGCCCTTGCGCAACTTAAAGAGCAAGAGACTATCAAAGCTATGGCTAAGACATTACAAGCGCAAGGATTGGCTATTAGCCGTATTGAAGCAAGTAAGTTAGTTCCTAACGCAACTCCTACTACTTTTAAAGAAGCATTAAAGGCAACATTAGAAGCACAAGCATCTACACTTGAAGAAGTACGTTTACAAGGCGGTCTTCGTAAAGGTCAAGATTTGGAGTTTGAAGTTAAGGGTGCAGTTTCAACAACTAACATTACGGAAGCTACAACTATCATTGCAGGTGCTACTGAAAATACACTTACGCAAAATACAGGTGTAATTAGTCCTATTAGACAGCGTACTGAAAAGTATTTACAAGCCGTTACAACAGGAACTATCAACAATCGTTTTGCATTGTGGATTGAAGAAACTACTGAAGATGGTGTACCTGTAATGATTGCAGAAGCAGGAACAAAAACTATGATTTCTGTATTGTATGTTGAGAAAACTCAGCCAGTTCAAAAGATTGCCGTTTACTCTAAAATTTCTACGGAGATGTTGGCTGACTTGCCACAATTGACAAGTTTTATCCAAAACTCAATGTTGAAGCGTGTTAACGTAGCTATTGAAACTCAATTATTCTCAGGTGTTGGTACTACAATTTATTTGAAAGGTGCTAACGAATGGGCAACTACATTTGCCGCAGGTAGTTTAGCTAATACTGTCCCTTATGCTAACGAAATTGATGTTATTCACGCAATTGCAAATCAAGTTGATTTAGCTTTTGGTGCGCCTAACGCAATCTTCGTTCACCCTGATACATTGAACAAAATCTTCGGATTGAAATCAACAACAGGCGAACCATTGTACAAAGATTATATGGATTGGTCTATTGGTGGTACAGGTCGTAACTTGGTTGTTGCAGGTATGAATGTATTTGCTACTCCTGCCGTTACCGCAGGTAGTTTCATTGGTGGTGATATGAAAGTGTTGAATGTATTGTTCAGAGAAAACTTGAACATCCGTTTAACTCCATCAGGTGACGATCCAATCAATAACTTGATGACACTTATCGTTGAGGCACGTCTTGTTCAGTTTGCATCTGCTAACGATACAGGATGTTTGGTAAAAGGTGATTTCGCAACAGCTATCGCAGCTTTAACTTCAATCGCATTAGCATAAATTAAATAACAATGGCAAAATCTAAAGTAAATAAAGTAATAGAAGAATTGGATGTATTGGATACTCCTATCGTTGAAGAGCAACCTATGGTTGAGCAACCTATGGCAGAACTTCCTATCTTAAAAGGAGACCAAACAATCATTGGATTAGGTTTAGGTGGACTTGTTAAGGATAAGGAATATAAGGTGTCATCCGACATAGCTACTATTTTAATTACTAAAGGTTTTGCCTATTTAAAAAACAAATAAATGAAAAAAATAGGAATCATATTACTGATGGCTGCGCTCTTCAGTTGCAACAACACACAAGCGCAAATTACAATGACGGCATCTACTGCATCTTTGGATAGTATTTTGAATGCAGGAACTACTACTGCATTTAAAACTGCTTCTTTAAATGGTTTGGTATCAGGTAATTATAGAGTGGTATTTACTGCTGCTAATGTATCAGGTACATCAACTTTTAAAGCAGTTCTTGAAGGTTCTATGGATGGAACTACTTGGTTTAATTTAACAGGTAATTCAGGTACTGATGGTCGAAATACTGATACACTTCAATGTACAGGTGTTTCAACTGCCGCTCAATTTACAATGACTAGCATACCAGGCGGTGGTAAATATGTATATTCTACACAATTCTATAATGGTGGAGGTCGTGTATTATATGTTAGAGTTCGATTCATAGGAACAGGAACACAAGTAACTCGTATTTCATCTGTAAAGCTATATTCGTTTAACTAATGAGCCAAATAACTCAATTAAATCATTTCGCAGGTAATATTTATTTACCTAATGTAACTTCACAAGCAACCGTAGAAGGTGCAAAAGCTACTGCGTTCATTATTAAATATGAGCCTGAGTATTTGCAATATATACTTGGTTACGAGTTATATGATTTATTTGAGAATGGTTTATTGACTAATACAACTATCTACAAGAATATCAGAGATGGGGTTACCTATACTGATGTATGGACAGGTCGCACGGAGAAATGGTATGGTTTTGCATCGGTTGGTACGAATCCCATAGCGAATTATATTTATTATCAGTTGTTGAAAAACAACGCACAACAAACAACAGGAATTGGTCAGGTGAACACGGTAGCGGAAAACGCTACTCGTGTCTCTCCTGAGATTCCAATGTGTAGTGCTTGGAATGAGATGGTTGATTTTAATATCAAGCTATACGGATTCTTATACGCTAATCAAGACATATATCCATCTTGGATAGGCAACGATTATTACGCAAGGTCTCAAGAGTTCGTAAACTTATATAGAAAGATTAATACATTCGGCATCTAATGGGAGCAACCTATACTTCACTTCCTATATCTATACCTTCAATTATGAAGGCGATTGTTAGCGAGGTAGAGACTAACTTAATAGATGAAGCATCACTTGACATTCCAAGAGTATCGTTTAAATGTGAAACTTGGATTAAGTTAATGGAAAGGTTAAGTAAGGAATCTCAGATTGGTTCATTTAGCCAAGAAAAGTATCCTCTTGTTGCATTATTACGCAACTTTGATGAGAAGTATAAAGCTAACACCGATCTTGTTGAAGTATCATTAACATTGGTGATTGTAACTCCATCTACACCCACGAAAGAGAGTGAGGACAGAGAAGTAGATAATTACACACCAATATTATATCCTATCTATGCTGAGTTGATGTCGGTACTTGCTGAATCGCCTTACTTCTTAGGTTATGGTATATCCATTGAGCATACCAAGACTGATAATATGCACTTAGGAGTTGATGGAACACAAGGTAATACTAAGTACTTACTTCCTGATTGCGTTGATGGTATTATCATAAGTGGATTGAAGTTAGGAGTTGTGCCATCACGTTGTGTTGGGTTTAACTATGGACCTCCAGTGCAGTTGACATACTTGAATAACGTAGCGGAGTTAAGTATTTCGGTTACTAACTTTACAATAGGTGTAACTCTAAATAATGCACAATACATCAATGGTGTAGTTCCTACTCCAAGTTATTACTTGTATTATCCTATTTCATCTCAAGAAGATATGGGTAACAAAAAGATAGAAGAGGGTGGGTCGGCTGTCTTGTTTCAAACTGTAAGTTTAGAAGATGGAAATTACTATGGATACGTTGTTTCAGATGATGGTACAACAAGAAGTACATTATATTTCGGATTCTACGTTAAAAGTGGCAATGCCGTTAAATGCACCACATTTGTTAAGCATTATTTAAATAACTTTATTGTATCAGGAGTAGATTATAGCGATTATCCATTTGACGTTACTCATAAATTTATTTATTCTGATAAAAACATAGAAAAAATTGAATTGACATCAAGTGGAGGGAACGTACAATACCAACAATTCTTTGCACCTTATGTATTAGACACAACGCAAATAACAACAACAATTAATCAAGAAAAACCATTATCTCCTACGGATATAACTTATACCGTTTTGGTTGACGATCAATATTTAAATTCACAATCATTTTATAAAACAAATTAAAAATTATGCCTACATACACAAACATAATCGCTTGTAATACTGCGAATAGCAATACAGGGATTCCTCAATGTTCCTTTGATTTTGGAACAATTGAAAAATTTATGCTTATCCCAAAAGGGACTAAGTTCACACAAACGCACGTTCAGACTTTATTCTCAGTCTTGAATGGTTCATCAGTAGCAGGTTCAGCGCAAAACCCTACTGAATCATTAAGAGGTTACCCAATCGGTAAGTTCATAAACATTGAAGATAAGAGTACGGAAACGACTACTACTTCAACAGGATATGGCTCAATGATTCTTGGTAAAAAAGGTAAGTTTCACTTTGAGTGGGAGTATAAGAATGGTGGTATGAACTACGATGTTATGCTTACTACTTTTGAAGGACATCAAGATTCATACGATGTATTGTTATTCGATAAGACTGCGAATGCGGTAATCGGAACTACACCTGATGCTAATACAAGTAACTATGTACTTCAAGGTCTTAGCCTTGACTTGATTATCTGCCCTTTACCTAAGTTATCTGCCGATGGTGTTACAACACACAAGATTGGATTGATATTCTCTGATGCTAACGAGTTGATGCAATCAATGGCTTACTATGTATTACCTACTTCACAAAAGGTTAATAACATCGTAGGTTTGCGTAACTTGGAGATGTCACTTGCTCCTGTATCGGCTAACTTTACAGGTGGTACAACAGTCCTGAAACTTCGCTTTACTACCGATGGTGGTGCGGTTGATTTAGGTCCTATTTATGGTGCTACTTTAGCTACTTTGTTTGCTCAGTTTACTGTTACCAATAACGCAACTGGAGTAGCTTTAACAACACCATCAGCAGGTGCATACGCAGCCAATGTAGTTACATTAACTCTTGGTGCATCATCAGGTAGTGCAGGTACTGAGTACACAATCACAAGTCCTTCAATCGCAGGATTGATTGCAGCTTCACCTACAATTTCAGGATTTGGTAACGCAACATTAGTAGCAACAACTATATAATATGAATAACGAATCAATTAAAGTAGATAATACGAATTGGTCAGTTGACCACGTTTCATCGTTCACTTCGATTTCCGATTTTATAGCTTGGCATTCAACAAGCGACCATTCAGATGAACATTTGAAATTGGTATATGAATTGGTTAACGCAGAGAAACCTAAAGGTAAAAACAAATAACAAATACGGAGGGTGCGGTAATGCGTACCCTCCATTACCTTATGACAATTCAAGAGAAATACCAACGATTTAAAGGGTTGCAAAAAGACCTTGATATATGTGGTATGGATTCTATGAGAGATACGCAAAAAGAGTTCTTGGATTACAATAAGGAGCAGATGTTAAGTGGTGAAGGCAATGATGGACAAGCAATGGGCGAATACGCATTACCTTGGTACGCAGATAAGAAGTTTAAGATGAATCCACGAGCAGATGGTAATGTTGACTTGTACCTAACTGGTTCTTTTCAAGCAGGAATGTTTATGGATATATCGGCTAAGAACTACGTCATTAAGAGTACGGATGGCAAGACGGCAAAGTTACTTGGTTGGTATCCTAACGCATTCGGATTGAACAAGGAGAACTTAGATGAGTATAGAAATGGTGTATTCTTTGATGCCTTTATGAAAAGAATAAGACGGCAAGTAAATGGCTAAAGATAAGATATGTTTGCCGTGTGAGAGAGAGAAGGCTAAATTACCAACGTATGGTAAATTGGCTAAACAACGAGCAATAAATGAAAACAAAACAATAGTAGTATATTTCGATGAGGAAGATAAAAAGTATTATACAACGGATTTGGAAACAGCGCAAAAGCGAGGTTATAAAGCCGTTGAATATTACACGCCTCTATAACTCTATTGATATGCCACTACGAGTATTCATTGATGCAATCGTAGATGGTAAGACCGAAGATATTGATAACTTTGAAGATATTTACATTGAGTTTTGCGAATCTATTGGCGGTAGGCAGTTAGAACAATCAATGGATCAGAACAAGGAGATAGTAACGCTACGTTCAAGGGTTATCGTTACCGCTAAGACTATTGAGATGTTACTAATGACAAGGAGCAAGGATATGTTTGACTTGCTTATGTCCTTTGAGTATCCTACACAAGCATTGGAGTTTTCTGATGAGAACATAGAGAAGTTGATAATGCAGATTGAACCGCACTTGAAGTTAGAATCGGTGGACTTACAAGTTTTGCAAAACGCATTACCAAAGACTAAAGGAAGTTACACAAGAGATTATTTTTACTCAATGTTGGTTGAGATTTCAACGGCATTCAAGATGTCCGTAACGGATGATATATCTTTACGGATGTATTGTGCTTATGTAGTCAAATACAAGCAATACGCAGAACAATTAAATAAGCAAAATATATGATGTACGCAGTTTGTTTTATAGGTGGTATTATTTTCACATTTGCAACCTCTTGGTTGTATAATAAGATGCTTGACATATATTTGCAAAGGAAGGAAGATGAAGACTTTTTAACGGACTATTTTAACCAATTAGAAGAAGATGGCAAACGCTAACGGCAGTATAGATGAAATAATTGGGCAGGAAGCGAGAACCCAAGTTATAGAAACTACTAACTTATTAAAGTTAATGGTTGATGAGTTTAAAGTTGCAGTTACACAAGCTAAATCTTTAAACAATGAAATTTCTAATGCAAAGGGGTTAGCGCAAATGACTACGGCATTAGAGAAGATGAATATTACTACTGCTAAAGCTACTGAAGCTACTAATAAAGCTGCGGTAGCTTATGAAAAATTAAGACAACAAGAGCAGATTACAGCAACTAAGTTAGAACAAACTGCAACACAACAAGCTAAAACTGATAAGGAAAAAGTTAACATTGAAAAAGCGAAATTAGATTTACGTTTAAAAGAAGAGGCTGCGGCACAAAAGGCAATTGCTAATTTAGCAAAAGAAACAAAAGCGGCAGAAATACAAGCAAGTGCATATATAAAACTTAGAGATGCACATAAGTTAGCTGAAAAAGTGGCACTTGAAGCAGGTGTTACTTATGGCAAAAATAGCGAACAATTTAAACTTGCCGCAGCAGAATCAAATAAATTAAGAGACCAATTTGTAGGGTTACATAAAGAACTTGGTAATAATAGAGATAACGTAGGTAACTATGGTTCAGCAATATCTAAGGTATGGGGTGGTATTAGACAGTTAGCTTACATATTGCCTGGTCTTGGTATTGCAGGTATATTTAATTTGGCAGGTGAGGCTATAATGTTTGTAGCAGAAAAATTAGATATATTTAATAGTAAAATATCAAAGTCACAAGAAATATTTAAAGAAGCATTTAGTGGTTCAGGATATAAATCAGCTATTGAAAATGTTTATACTTTAAAAGAAAATATAGACCTTGCAAATAAAGGTTTAATTAGTAAAGATTCAGTTTTAAAAGAATATAATGAAACATTAGGTAAAACTACTGGTCATTTAAGCACTTGGAATCAATTAGAAAATTTATCAATTGACGGATTACCAAATTATATAAAAATGGTATCCTTAAAAGAAGAAGCACAAGCAGCCCTTAATAAAGCAATACAAAAAACTTCTGAGTTAAATCAAGTTGGAAATGAAGTTAGCTTTATGGATAAAATGACATCTCGCATTGAAGGATATATGCGTGATTTCAATAAAATGAGTGGATTTGGGAAAACGGCTCAACAACTATCTTTAGTTCCTATAATTCAAAGACTATTTGGTAGTGAAGCAGAAAAAGACTTAACAGAATATTTAGATAGATTAAAAATTAAAACTGGAGTTAGTATTGATGAATTTACACTTTTATTTAGAAAAAAACAAGAAGAAGCGGCGGCATTAGCAAAGAAAAATAAATTTAATTTTACTCCTATTAAAGACCCAACAACACCAACCGCTACTAAATCAGTTAATCGTATTGATGACCTTAAAAAGCAATATGAAGAAGAATTAAATTTATTAGAAGAATCCCATAATTTAGGTAAAATTAGTGATGAAAAATATTATGATGAACGTGCTACAATAGCAGAAAGTTATTATAATCACAGAAAAGGACTTACTAAAGAAGAATCTTTATCAGAAGCACAATTTAATGCAAAGTTGACAGGCGAGTCAAAAAAAATGTATGATGAACTTCTTAAATTATTAGACGAATCAGTAACAGCTACAGGTAAGGCTGATTGGGCGAAATTGCAATCAGGATTAAAAAGAATAAAAAATTTAGAAAAAGGAGAGGATGATTACACAAAATATGTACAAGATCAATTAGACGCACAAGCAAGAATGCTTGCAAAGGAAGATAAGGAAAGGGAAGATGAGTGGAAGAGGAAAATGGGTAGAATACAAGCAACGGTAGAGGCTGTAATGAATACTATTGAATTAATTGGTTCTATATCAGATATTGCAACTAGTAAACAATTAGCTGCCATAGATGCAAAGGATAAAGCATTAGCCGAATCATACAAAAATGAACTTAAATTTATTGAGCAATCAGGAATGTCAGAAGCAAATAAGGCAAAAGCTACTGCAAAATTAAACGCTCAAAATGAAGCTCAAAAAAAGCAAAACGATAGAGATAGAGTTACTGCATTAAGGAAACAAGCAGTAATGCAAAAACAAATAGACATAGCGCAAATTATAAGTCGTACTGCGTTAGCAATTATGGATGCTTGGGGAGAAGGAGACCCATACACTAAAGCATTTAGGGCATTAGCCGCAGGATTAGCTGGTGCAACACAAATAGCCAGAGTTATAGCAACACCACTTCCACAATATGCTAAAGGTCGTAAAGGTGGTAAAGCAGAACACGCTATCGTTGGTGAGATAGGACAAGAGGCAATCGTAACTACTGATGGTAAGGTAACACTTACACCATCAACTCCAAGTCTTGCTTACATCCCACAAGGTGCGGATGTTATACCTCACAACGAATTGATAAAGAACTCAGCGTATGTAGCACTTGCAAGACAAGGAATTGTTACTACTGATAAGTTACAAATGGCATTGATAGCAGAATTTGAACGCAATACTGAAAAGATTGATGAGTTAATCAGCGTAACAAAGTCTAAGAACCTAACTGCAACATATAACGGATTGGGTGGATTTGAATCATATAAACAAGCAAACATAAGATAATGGCGCAACCTAAACCATATAGACATTATCTAAGGTATTATGATATATCTGCATCAGCATACGAATACTATTATGTAACAGGTACTACCGTAGATAATACAAGTACTAAAACTGAACTTGCTCGTGCGCCTGAAGGATGGCAAGAATATGAAGTTGGTTGGGAACGTGGGTTTACTTACTACGGAATGTTTACATCATACTCAACACCTTTAAAGTTTCACAAGGATGGCGCATTGATACTTCGTTACTTACAATATACTTATGGCATTGAAGCTAAGTGCGAGTTGCTTGTAGAAAAGTTTAATAGTGATACTGCGGTATTCGATTACGAAACATTTTTTATTGGAGATTTGGATTTGTCTAAAGCTACTGATGAGTTTGATTACGTTGTTGTACCAATAATGGAAAGTGGTTTCCCTGCAAAGTTAAAGGCAAGAGAAGATACACCTTATGAGTTTGCTATTGATGGTAATACTGATGTAAAGTTTGTTTATAGCGATGGATTAAATCTTCAAGCAAAATTATCTTGGGCAGGATTACCAAATACAAGTATAAATGGTTATTATAATCCTGCATTAGTTTCGTATGACCACGAAGGAACTAATTTGTATTTGCAACAATATGATCACTTATTAAGTGGTAATTCTCCTTTTATATTATTAGCAAATAATAGTAACATATCACAAGACATTGATTTTGTATATGATTATTCAATTACAATACACTTAGATAATTCAGTTGCAGCTTCAAGTTATTTTTGGATTCAATTTAGAGAAGTTGTAATATCTACAAATACATTTGTATCAAATACATACATTTTAAATAGCACTTATCTTCACGCACCTAATTTAACCTATACATATATAGGTACAATACAATTGCCTTATACATTATCTCCAAATAGAAGAATAGAAGTTACATATAGAATGTGGCAACCAGTAGCTGCTGCATTTTTAATATCAGGAACTGATTATCAACTTACAAGCAATTATGAAGAAGTTACTGCATATTTTGTAAATAGATACGAACCATCATATATCCAAACTTTAAAGGCAGTTGATGTAATGCAATATCTTATTGATGAAATAGGAAAAAATAGTTTAGGTCAACCTGACCAAACTCCTACTTTTATTGACCATACTATTGAATCTCAATTCCCAAGTCAAATAGTAATTACATCAGGTGATGCTATTAGAAATTTAGGTGGTAGCAAATTAAAAATATCATTTTCTGAACTATTCAAGTTTCTAAATACAAAGTTTGGAGTAGCATTTTATTATGATAAAACTACAAATACTTGCCATTTACAAGATAAATCAAATGTGTTTATAAATTCTCAAGGTGTAGGATATGGTAATATTGGAAGTGTAAAAAATCTTAAAATAACTCCATTTACATCTGAAGCATTTGTAAACTTAAAAATTGGAGATAAAAAACAATCATATGACCAACGTGGTGCAAACGATACTGAAATAACAAATGGTAAAGATGAGTTTAATACTGAAACTGTCCGTCTTAGTCCATTAGTTAGAATTAATGCTACTGCTGATTATATTAGCCCTATTCGTTGTGATATGTATGGCATTGAGTTTGTAAGGGTTAATCTTGAAAGTAAAACTTTGGCAGATAGTTCAACCGACAATGATGTATTTGCCATTCATAAAAATGAAGATAGTAGCGGTAATTTTAATAGGTATGTATCAGGAACTGGGTATGTTTCAACACCTTATTACCTTCTATACAGAACACCGATAGTAGCAGGTACTTGGGAGATACAAAATATCTTCTCACCTGAAACTGCATACAACATACTTTTCTCACCTCAGCGTTCTCTATTTAGAAATGGTGCTTACTTTCGTTCATTGCTAAAACTTAATGATGCAAATTCGCTTAACTTTCAATTAAGCGGAATGAATAATGTTGGTAACTTGAAGATGATTACCTATACAAATGGAGCATTAGACTTCAATGAAGGCGGTGCAGTTCAGATTAGTGATTTATGCCCTGATGAGGCTTTGTTATTCAAACCTATAATCTTTGAATTTGAAACAAAGGAAGTCATAAATTTGTACAATTTAATTGAAGATAATCCGTATAATTATATTACTTTTACATACTTGGATAATCAATATGCAGGGTTCATAATATCAGCGAAAAGTAAACCAGTAATAAGAGGTACAACACAGTTCAAATTGTTAGCAGCACCAAACACAAATTTAACGAACTTAATACGATAGATGGCAAACATATTTGAAATACCTTTACTCAATCCACTTAGGGCAATATGGCAAAGTGATAAACTGAATGCAGACCCATCAGGAACTGTATTATATCAAGCCTTCAATTCTGCTTACAATTATCGTAACATAGATTCCGATTGGTACTATCGAACTCTAAAGGAATATGAGCAGAAACAACCTTACGTTCAACCATTTCAGCAATCAGATACGATTAGAGTTCAATGGATAGGTAGCGACAATACATCAGGCTATTATGACCACGTTAGATTACTTGATAGCAATGGATCGGATACAGGTGTTTCAATTTCAGTAGGTTCTTCGGCAATAGGCAGTAGGACTTTGTACACCATTACACTTCCATTGTGGAATATCAACGAGGGTAAATACTTCTTATCGGTATATCATCATCCTCCATCCAACGAAAAAACTTGTATTGTATTTGAGCCATTCTACGTTAAGCAAGTTCACATTAAGACGGTTAGAATAGATTATTTTAACTCGTTCAATGACCAATCGGTTATATACCCTACTTCCGCTTATATACCACAAATACGAGTTCACGGATGTATTACTGATGTAACTAACGAAAGTAAGTTCAACGTATACGAAGACCAACCTATGAATGTAGAGATGGTATCAGGCATTCCGTATCGCACGTTTGAGTTAACACTTGGTGGTAGTAAAGGTATTCCACAATGGTACGCAGACATCATAGAACGTGCCTTGTTGACCGATACTCTTATGATTGATGGCATTGCTTACACAAGAGCAGAAGGGGCTAAATTAGAGTCTAAGAAGGAAGCAGGTAAGCCTTTGAATATGTATACTATCAAGTTACGAGAGAGATACAATACGGCAACATTGGATATAGTTCAAAAGAAATCGTATGTAGTCGGTGGTATGCCTCAGACGAATTATTTTTGGATTGAGACTATGACAATTAATAACGCATCAGTTGACGTAAGACGTATGTTCAAAGGTAAGCGTAATTTCTTAGACTACTTGAACGCAACGTACTTGCTTACTTATGGTTATTGGGCAGAAGATTATAACAATAAACTTGTGTTTGTACTTAACTCTATAACTACAAGCATAAACACAACAACACTTACAACGGCTAATACGTTAGCTTACGGAATTAGATTCAGATGCGTTGGGACTGGAGATTTTGAGTTTGATGTTTCAGCACCTGCAAGTAGCAACTTTTATGCAGTTGCGTATTCAGATGGTACGGCATCAGTTACCAAAACTGCATTGGCAACAACACCAAGTACTACAACAATAGCCAATTCGTTTGCAATAAACAAAACAAGGGATATGTTTATATTTACAAGCAATGCAAAGACTTATGATGGTAGTCCATCTAATGTAACAATAAGCGAAATTGATGGTGATTTACCTATTGGATGTACAAATTTTTACTTACCAACTTCATTAGGTATTAATACTATTGGAAGTATATTTAAGTATATGACAAGTCTTAGAGAATTTGATTTACGTTATCAGAACTTATCTTCATCAATGATAGATAGCATTATAATGAATCTATACGATGCAAGGACAAGACTTCATTCGACTTGCTCTATACTTTTGAATGGTCAAACACCATCTGCACCTCCAAGTAATACACAAGGCATTAACTTGTTTAAGTCTACTATTAAATCACTCATAACAACTTTAACTACCGACTAATGGCACTACTACCAATAGGAAATAGAAAGCGTTATAGCAATAGGTTACAAGTAACAACCGTTGAAGCTGAGTATAACATACTTATGAAAGCTAATAACGGAGACGATATGAGTATAAGCAAAGAAGATTTTATGACGTATGTAAGTAATAACGATATTGATGGAGGCGATGCGAATAGCAGATATTTAATAACACAAAAAATAGATGGAGGTAACGCATAATGGCTAACATAATACAAATACGAAGAGACTTAGGTGCTAATTGGACTTCTGCGAATCCAACACTTGCCGATGGTGAATTAGGTGTCGAAACGGATGCCTCACCTGCTGCCAAGATGAAGATTGGTAATGCAACCGATAATTGGACTGCGTTACCATATCTTGCCATTGATGGATCAAGAATATACAACGGAACAACTGTACCATCAACATTATACAATGACCACGATTACTATATCCGTACTTCAAATGGAGCAGTATACGAACAACAATCAGGTGCTTGGGCATTGCTATTTACAATGTCAAGTGGTGGTGGTTCATCTTGGACTGATGTAACGATAACTGATGCCAACTTTACGGCAGCTAACGATACCAGATATTATTTGCCATCAGGTGTTTTGTCTGCCAATAGAACGGTTAGCATAGGTAGCATAACAACTCAAGTAATGTTTATCATTGAGGAAAATTATGATACCTTTCATCTATCGTTTACAGGAGGTACTGTATATGATTCAGGTGGTTCAAACGTGATAACTGAAATACTTGGTCAATGGACAACTGTATACACTAAAATAGGAAGTAAATTAATAAGAACACAATAATATGAGAAGAATCATTACGGCACTATTAGTGCTACTAACAACAAGTGCAATAGCACAAAACGGAGGTCAGATAACTGGCAAAAAGAATAGCGGACTTACAGGGACAGTGATGGTAGATTCCGTTGCATTGAAAGTATCAGATAGTGCATCTCGTGTTTACCTATCAGCTATGAAGTTAAAGTCAGATAGCATCTACAAACGTATGTACCAAGATTCGGTTAACCTTGCCAAGTTAGGTACAGGTGTTACTACCACATTGGATAGTGCAACACAACGTAGTACAATAAAAGTAAGTGGACACGATAGTACTACCGATAGCAGACTTGGTGTTAAGTTATTGGTTAATCCAACCATCACTAACGATAGTATTACGTTAAGCAGAACAACTATCAAGGTAAGTAACTTTCCTGCTACACAAGCGGTAAGTGGTACATTTTGGCAAACTACACAACCAGTAAGTGGGACTATAACTACAACACCTCCATCTAATGCAAGTAGTAATATATCTCAGATAAATGGCATAACTCCATTAATGGGCAATGGGTTAACAGGTACAGGTTCACAACGAGTAACAATAGCATCAGATAATACAGCTTTTAGTGTAAATACAATACCATCGGCTACTGATTCAACCAAATATAGAGGTACAATTCAAGTTAGCAACTTTCCTGCTACACAACCTGTATCATTATCAGGTAATGTTAACACAACCATATCAGGTGTGGTTAAGA